AGACGGAGAAATAGAAGCTTATTACTATTCGCCTAACTGGGCTAAAGTAAAAAGTAATGATAATCCAGAAAGGATAGCAGCTTTTGGCATGGGTAACGGAATAGAGCCAGAGATTAAGATTATTAAAAAGTACGTTTCTGGTTACGATTATTACTGCCCCGTAGATTACGCGGGAAGCCTAGCGTATGCTGAGCTAGAGAGCGAAGTGGCGGATTACCTTATTAACGACGTACAAAATGCTTTTTCGGGAACCAAAGTAATAAATTTTAACGCAGGAATCCCAGATAGGGAAAAGCAGCTACAAATAAAGAACGACGTAATGCATAAACTTACGGGGTCTAGAGGAGAAAAAGTAATAGTAGCTTTTAATAATAACGCAGAGCAAAAAACTACTATAGACGATATTCCTTTAGATAACGCTCCAGCTCATTACGAATATTTAGCTAACGAATGCGCTACTAAATTAATGGTAGGCCATAGAGTTACCTCTCCTTTACTTTTAGGAATTAGAGACGGTAATAACGGTTTAGGTAATAACGCAGACGAAATTAAAACGGCTTCTTTGTTATTCCAAAACGTAACTATAAGACCTTACCAAGACTTAATTATAGACGCTATAGATCAAATTCTAGCAGTAAACGGAATTAGTCTTAAATTATATTTTAAAACGCTTCAGCCTTTAGAGTTTATCGAAACAGATAACGCTATTACAGACGAAGCTAGAGAAGAAGAAACGGGAGTAAAGCTTAGTAAAGAAGAGCCAACGGACGAAGAGCTATTAGATAGCCTAGAAGGATTAGGCGAAAGTGAGGAGGAGCTATTAGAGCAGGGCTGGGAGCTTTTCGACGAAAGAGCGGTAGATTACGAGCAGGAAGAGGCCTTAGATAAAATGCTAAGCTTAGCTTCCGTAGCACCAAATAGAGCGACTGCAAATAGTGAATTAGACGGAGAGACTGAGACTGGTAAAAGATATTTAGTTAGATACCAGTACGCTCCTTTAATCGTTAGCGGTAACTCTAGAGAGTTTTGTCGTAAAATGGTAAGAGCTAAAAGAATTTATAGAAAAGAGGACTTAAATAAAAATAGTACTGCTAATAGTGAATTAGCTGCTAGAGGAGAGAACTCTTATAATTTATTTTTACACAAAGGAGGAGCTAACTGTAAGCATTACTGGCTTCGTAAAACGTATATATTTAAGGACGGAGTAAAACCAGATCCTAATAGCCCAAAGGCTCAGAGAGCTTATAAGAGTAAGAGAAAAGAAGAAGGGATTAAAGATCCTACCTCTGCGGAAGAACCTAACTTAGTTTCTACGCGACCAATAGATACCCCAAACAAAGGATATAAAAACCCTAGATAATTATGGCAGAGGCATTATTAATATCAAGAAAAGACGTAGTTAAGTTTACCTCCATGAATGGTAATATAGATACGGATCATTTTATACAGTACGTTAAGATAGCGCAGGATAAGCATATAGAAAACTATCTAGGAAGCGACCTAATAAATAAAATAAAAGCAGATATAGTATCTAGTAGTTTAAGCGGAGATTATTTAAGCTTAGTTAATAACGAAATTAAGCCCGCCCTTCTGCATTGGACTATGGTAGAGTATTTACCTTTCAGTAATTATACTATAGCTAATAAAGGAGTATTTAAACATACTAGCGAGAACTCGGATAGCGTAAGTAAAGAAGAAATAGATTACTTAATAGAAAAAGAAAGAAATACGGCGCAATACTATACAGATAGACTAGTAGACTATCTAACTTTTAACGCTCCTTCTAAGTTTCCAGAATACTATAGTAATACTAACGAGGATGTATATCCCGATAAGGATTTGTTCGGCGGATGGATTATTTGAGAGAAAGAAAAGTAAAATATAAACCAAAGGAAAAAAATATAGTCAAGTTAGAAAACTATATTAAAAACCTAGATAACAAATTGGTAAAAAAATTATTAGTATAATATGGCTAACGCTATTAACTGGGGAGAGATTTATTGTAGTACTTGGTTCGGCGATGTGTCGAATGAGTCAACTCTTCATATTAGTAGTCAGCCTAATTGTTTCGTTTAAAATATGGCAGCAAGACCTATTACAGATTGGTACGGTAGAAATGATATAGGATGGGGTAAAACCTATGAGATCGTTCATGCGGGTAACGTAAACGAGGCTAACTATTGGGGTTATATTTACCCTTTTAATTTCGACGGTAGTACTTTTGATGTATCTACTTCGGCAGTAACGGCAGATAATAATATATATACGGCAGATCAAACACAATTTTAAAATAATATAAAATGGCTAAACAACCTATAGATATTGGAACTTCGGCAAACGACGGGACGGGAGATGCCCTTAGAGTCGCTTTCGATAAAACCAATGATAACTTTAACGAGATCTACGCAGACGATTTCGTAACGACTGCAAGGATAGCAGACGACGCTATTACAGAAGCCCATTTAGACGCTACTAACGCTGCAGTAGATAACTACGTTTTAAGTTACGATAGTGCTTCTAGTGGTTTTACATGGGTGCAACAATACGACGGAGATATAACTGGTATCGTAGCTGGAGACGGTCTTACGGGAGACGCTACTTCTGGAGATGCTTCCCTAGCAGTAGGAGCGGGAACTGGTATAACAGTTAACGCAGACGATATCCAAATAGCAGAAGGAGGAGTAGATACTTTACAACTAGCTGCAGACGCGGTAGACGGTACTAAAATAGCAGACGATAGTATCGATAGCGAGCATTATGTAGACGGATCTATAGATACTGCGCATATAGCAGACGACCAAATTACTCATGCTAAACTAGAAGGTAGATATACAGAGATACAAGATATAGCTACTACTACAGGAACTATTGCTTTAGATGCTTCTTCTTACGCGGCATTTAATTTAACGGGAGCTTTAGGTACTGCGACTTTAGATATACAAAACCTTAAAACGGGCCAAGTAATAGATATTATTCTTTCTGGTAGTTTATCTAGTGCGGTAATTACTTTATCCGCTAGTACATTTACTACAGTAGCTATTAATAAAGTAGGTAGTACTAGTTTAGATACGGCAGCTACTAATATTTTACAAGTGCTTTGCGTAGACGATACAGACGCGGACGCTATTTTAACTTGGGCAGTAGCCTCTTACGCATCAGGAACTTCAGTATAAAAATAAGATATGAAAGCAATACAAATAGACGGATCAATAAAAAGATACACTACCATTCCTAAGGCATGGGGTAATGTAATTACTGGTTTTAACTTATTATCTTCTTCCGATTGGGAGGCTGCAGGATTTTACGACGTAGTTACTCCTAGCTACGATTCAGCAATTCAAAAGTTAGGAGACCTTGAGTGGGATGCAGATAGTAGTACTTTCACTTACCCTGTAATTAATAAAACTTGGACACAAACAGTAGCTGAACTTAAAGAGTCAAAGATTGCAAACTTAAAATCTATATACAATAGAAAATTAGCAGAAACAGATTGGTACATTATTAGAGCATCAGAAGGTGGCACAGCTACGCCTCAATCTATATTAGATGATAGAGCAGCTTTAAGAACTGAATGTGGAACTAAAGAAGCGGAGATTAATGCTAAAACAACTAAAGCAGCAGTAGTTTCTTATTCTTTACCAAATCTTGACTAAATGGGATTTAATAAAAAATTCTTTACAACAGGAGGTATAGTAGCTTCCACACCATCTGCACCTGCAGCAGCAGCATTCGACGCTTTTCAGAACTTCGAGACCGTAACCTATACAGGAAACGGAGGTACACAGAAGATAACAGGGTATATTAGAAAGGGTGCTTCTTTTAATGGGAGTAGTAGTTATATTTCGGCAGATAATATATTAGATACATCTTCTGCTTTTACTTATTCCTTGTGGATTAATCCAAACACAATTTCAACCCTTGATTACTTAATAGGTCATCAGCAAGCAGGTAGTCCTTATGCGGGAGTTTCTTTATTGGGAAGTGGTTCGAATAAACTATTTTTATCTATATCGGGCGGAACTGCACAAGATATGACACCATCACTAACATTAGGTTCTTGGTCGCATATTGTATTGACTCACGACGGTAGTGGTAATTACACTTGTTATACTAATAACAATGGAAGTCCAATTACATATTCAGGAGCAACAAGTAATAATAGTTCTAATCCTTTTAGAATTGGATTTTCAAGCGTAGGTGGGTGGGGTTACTTTGATGGAAAAGTAGACCAAGTCAGAATATTTAACACCGAACTAAATTCAACACAAGTAGAACAATTAGCAGACGAAGAATATGGAGATGCTGAAAATTCAGTTACGGATTTCTTTGATGATGGTTCAGGTGTTGCTTTATATGAGTTAGATGAGGATGCTTTAAGCAGTAACTTCGAACAAGGTGTAGATTTTAATGGAATTGCAGCAAGTAATAGGTCTAAAATACTTACAAGTGGATTAACTACGTACAATGACTTTAGTATAAGTTTTTGGATGAATTCTGATGATTTTACTTATTATAGGATTATGATGGGAACTTCGGATAGCTATAACACTCAAGCAGGATTTGGAATAATGACAGGATTTCCAAATAACGGCGATTTAACCTTTAGAGCTTCAGCTGGTAGTGGAGGTGTGGATATAACAGCTACAGGATTAAGTGATGGTACTTGGTATCACGTTGTAATAACTCAAGATAGTTCTACTACAACCAAAAAAATATATATTAATGGAACTTTAGAGGATACAGATACAACTTCTACAATCGCAAATGGACAGGGATATTCTTTAATATTAGGTGGTTATAGTATTTATGACAATAATCCTTATGATGGAACACTTGACCAAATAAGAATATATAGTAGTGCATTAGACCAAACAGACGTAACTAATTTATATAGAGAAAATAATATACCTACAACAAACCTTGTTACCCATTACACTTTTGACAATACTTATACAGACCAAGTAGGAAGCAACAACGGAACTGCATCTAATACAACATTTGTAAACGGAGTTTATGGAGGAACACCTACAAACGTAAACTTTTTAGGTATGGCATTCCAACCTGATTTTGTTTGGATAAAGAATAGAGATTCAAGTATTGCAAATCACTATTTGATAGATTCAGTAAGAGGTATAGGCTCTTCAACATATAAGTTTATAAGTTCTGATTTGACAACTGCAGAAAATACAACAACATTAAGCCACGTAAACAGCATTGACTCAAACGGCTTTACGGTACAGTCTCTTCACGTAAGAACAAATAAAAATGGAGATGACTACGTAGCTTGGTGTTGGAAAGCAGGAGGTGCAGCAAATACTTATAATGTTTTAGAAGGTGGTACTGTAACTTCAGATTCTACTGCAAGTGGTGCAGGTATTACAGCAGGTAGCATAACAACAGGATGGGAGGTATCTGCTAATAGAGATGCAGGGTTTAGTATTGTGAAGTGGACTTCAGATGGTTTTTCAGGAATAAGAACAGTAGGAACAGGGCTTAATTCTTCACCTGAACTTATTTTAGTTAAAAATACAGATATTTCTGATAATTGGGCAGTGTATTCTACTACTTTAGGAAATAATTTATTTTTAAGATTAAATACAACCGATTCACAAATAACAGGAACGAACTATTGGTCTACAAGTGCTACAACTTTTGGTGTAAGGCAAAGTTCGTTTTTTAATAATGGAGACAAAGGAATCGCCTACTGCTTCCACTCCGTAGATGGGTATCAGAAAGTGGGGAGTTATAGCGGAAGTAGTTCAACTGTAACAGTAACAACAGGATTTGAACCAAGATTTGTAATAATAAAAAGGTATGATTCGGGAAGTGTTGCTGATTGGATTATGTATGACCAAGTAAGAAGTAGCGGTACTGATATGGATGATTATTTAGTACCAAATGATTCTATAGCGGAACAACAAAATAGTGCTATTGACATAACCGCTATCCCAACAGGTTTTACAGTAGAATCAGGAAATTGGCAAGGTATCAATACAAGCGGTGGAGAATACATCTATTTAGCAATAGCATAAAACAATGGAACAATTGAAGATATACGGATTCAACGCAATAGCATTAGCAATATCAATAACAGAGATTAATCCTTATCTTCAGACAATATCTTTACTGTTAGCAATAGGGTACACAATTATACAAATAACAAAGAAACTAAATGGCAAAAATTGATTTAGACGGAGACGGTAAAGCAGACGTATCGATTAGCGTTACGCAAATAGTAACTTTATTAGCTATGTTTGCTTCTATAGTAGGATCTTATTATACTTTAAGTGGTAAGATAGAGGCTAACCAAGTAGGAATTAAAAAGCTAAAAGAAAACGAGCAAAAGTATACATGGCCTAACCAAAGAAAAACTGAGGAAGAGGTAAAAGCCCTAGAGTCTGAAATGAGGGCTTTCATGAAAGATATAGAATACCTAAGAAGAGATATAGATAATAAAAAAAGATAAATATGAATACTTTAATAATTATAATTACTATTTTAATGTTTGCTACCGCTATAATGATGGGGTTAACTGTTTACGGATTATTTACTGATAAAGACAAGGATGGTATTCCTGATGCTTTAGAAGATAAATTTAAAGAACTAAAAGAAGAAATTAGTAAACTAAAAAAATGAGGTATTTTACTCTTAGCGAGTTCGACTGCCCTTCTCTTTTGGAGTCGGGAATTAACATGGACAGAGCCTTCCTCGATAAACTTGAAGAGGCTAGAGAGTACGCGGGGATCCCTTTTAAAATTACCAGCGGATATAGAACTAAGAAGCATAACGAGGAGCTTAGAAAAAAAGGATATAAGGCCTCTGCTAATAGTTCGCACCTTATCGGAAAGGCCGCAGATATCGCAGTCGGAAGCGGAGCAGAAAGATACATTATCCTTAACGCTCTTATCAAATCAGGATTTAAACGTATTGGAATCGCTAAGACCTTTATCCATGCAGATACGGACTCTATCGATCAAGGAGGTAATAAACCTAACTCCGTCTGGACTTACTAATACTGTAGGTAGTACGATAAACCATACAAAAAGTATAAATTAAAGGATAATTGAATGAGTAAAGACGCAATTAGCGTAAAGTCTAACGGCTTAAGAAACGAATTAAAAGAGATACGCAAAAGTATCGACAAACTAACGGAAGTTTTACTTCTACAAACTAACAAACATGCGAATAACACTAATAATACTTGTAACGACTCTAGTGGGTTGTGCAAGTGCCAGAAACAAGAGACTAGCTGAATATAAAAAAATTACTAAAGATATCTGCGTAGATAACCATCACGAAGTTAAGTTAGCTCAGATACTTTATAATAAGATGCTTAAATAATGTTAAAACTACTTTTAGGACTTTTAAAAGGAGGAGACGGTAGAAAGTCGGTAGCTGGTAATTTAGCTTGGGAGATAAGAGAAGCTATAAAAGGAAAAGAGTTAGATCCTAACGAACTACTAGAGATTCAAACTAAAATAAACGAAATAGAAGCTAATCACCGCACAGTTTTTGTAGCGGGCTGGAGGCCATTTATAGGCTGGGTATGCGGGGTAGCTTTTGCGTTTCACTATATAGTAATGCCCTTACTTTTAGCTTATACTGATATAAAGCCAGTAGAATTTGATACTAATAGCTTATTTACCGTACTAATGGGTATGCTAGGACTAGGAGGTCTAAGAACTTACGAGAAGCTTAAAGGTAAGTCTAGTTAGTAATGAAGAAATTAGTTATT